ACTTTATGGTGGATATCCCCTACTTTCCTATAAAACCAAAAAGATTAGCTTTGTCTTGAGCAAACCAAAATTTTTAATTTATTTCTATGGAAGTAACCACCAATGTTGTCTTTGAAGTACTAAACAACTCAAAGAAGAGAATCTCTGTTATGCAAGGAGGTACGAGGTCAGGAAAGACTTACAATGTGCTTACCTGGTTTATAGTAAAGCTCCTACAAGAAAGAGGTAAAACCCTAACAATTTGCCGTTCATCCCTACCAAGTATCAAAGGTTCGGTCATGAGGGATTTTATAGAGATACTATCCAAGTATAAGCTATATTCTGAGGAGAAGCACAATAAGTCAGAGAATCTGTACTTCCTTAATGGCAATACTGTAGAATTTGTTTCTACCGACCAACCGCAGAAGATTAGAGGTCGTAAAAGGCATTACCTGTTTATAAACGAGGCAAATGAGGTTAACTACGAATCTTGGATGCAGTTAGCCCTAAGAACTACGGATAAAATCGTACTTGACTATAATCCATCCGATTATTACTCTTGGATATACGATAAGGTCATTCCTAGGGAAGATACTGACTTTACCATAACGACTTATAAGGATAATCCGTTTTTAGACAAAACTATCATAGCGGAGATTGAAAGGCTTAAAGATGCCGACCACGAGTATTGGAGAGTTTATGGACTAGGAGAAAGGGCAATTAGTGAAGCAACGATTTATTCGCATTGGAGAAGGAGAAGAAACTTCCCAGAGGGTGGAGATATTTTCTATGGACTGGATTTTGGTTATAACAACCAAACGGCACTTGTTAGATGCAAAAACTTTGATGGCGATATTTATGTCGAACAACTTATCTACGATACGAAGATGTCAACTGCACTTCTTATAGACAGATTAAAGTCAATGGGCTTATCTCGTAGGGATGAGATATTTGCGGATGCTGCTGAACCTAAAACAATAGCCGAGGTGAATAAAGCAGGGTTTAATTTAAAGTCAGCTACTAAGGATGTGTTCGCAGGAATTAACAAGGTTAAATCATTTCCATTGTTTATAAAATCAGAGTCTTTAGATTTGTTGGATGAGATTAAAAACTATAAGTGGAAAACGGATCATGATGGCAATACAATGGATGAACCTGTTAAGTTTCGTGACCACTTGATGGATGCTATGCGTTATGCCATATACTCAAAATATGCGAAAGCAAAGAGAGGATGGGTGGTTTAGACTAAAAATTTGTTACTTTTGTAAAAATATCATATAGTGAAGTTAACGGACATACTAAGTGCGGTTAATCCTTTTAAACAAAAGGCAGCCCCTAGAAAAAATACGAACCTTAATAACCCATTTGGTGATTTTGGTGGTTTAATAGGCGGTAGAACGCTTTACCCAAATTTAGACTATGCCAAGTTCGTACAAGACTACGATAACAATAGCGAAGTCTATTCTATCATCAAGCGTATCTCAAAAACAATCTCTACAGTTCCATTTTATGTTTATAAGGTCAAGAGCAAGAAAGACTTGAACACTTATAAATCTATGATGGCTAACGCATCAAGCGGAGCAGATATTGCTCGTGCAGAGTTAATGAGAATTAAAGCAGTTGATGAGATTGCTGATAGTCCATTAAACAAATTATTAGAAAGACCGAATCCATACCAATCATTCTCTGAGTTCATCGAGAATATCATTGGTTATAAACTTATTACAGGTAACTCTTACATATGGGCTAATAGATTAGCTAGTGGTAAGGTTGCTGAACTTGTTACTCTCCCATCCCAATATGTCGCTATCATTAGCGATGGTACTATCAATGGGGTTGAAGGCTACTCTTTCACATTAGTTGGGTGGGATCAGTTGGATGCTAAAGATGTAATCCACTTAAAATACTTCAACCCCTACTTCAACACTAATGGACAACAATTATATGGATTATCGCCTTTACAAGCTGCTTACAGAACTGTTCAACGCAGTAACGATGCTAAGGATACCTCTGTAGGTATGTTGCAGAATCAAGGGCCTAAAGGTATCTTGTATGCAGATGAGTCAAATGATTTTGGCCCTGAACAAGCTGGTAAGTTAAAAGAAGATTTCTACAATCAGTACGGAACTAAAACGCAAGGAGGCATTATTCAAAATGCTGGTAAGATTTTAATTGCAGGTGCTAAACTAGGTTGGGTTAATATGGGATTATCTCCTGTTGACCTTCAGTTGTTAGAATCAGAGAAGATTACACTTCGTGAGTTGTGTAATGTGTACGGAGTTAACTCTGCACTATTTAACGATCCTGATAACAAGACTTACAATAACATGAAAGAGGCTAAAAAGGAAATGCTTACGCAAGTAGTGCTTCCTGAATTAGTTTTGATTCGTGATGCATTCAATAGATTCTTTGAAGGTGAAATCGGACAAGGTTACTATATCGATTTTGATATTACAGTATTCCCAGAGTTGCAAGAGGATATGAAAGAGTTATCTGCTATCCTTTCTCAATCATGGTGGATTACTCCTAACGAAAAAAGACAAGCAATGAGATACGATACTGTTCAAGATGATGTCATGAACTCTATCTTTATCCCTGCTGGTTACTTACCTATCGATGAGTTAACAATGTTGCAGAATCCAAGAGATGCTCAACAACAAGGAGATTATAATTTGCCTCCTGTAAAATAATATGGATGTCCAAGATATTACAACCATCTCAGCAATTCAATTTGCAACAAACCATAGCGAGGAAGTCCATCACGGAGTTTAGGCCCAAAATACAAAAGGCCTTACAAAGTGATTTTAACAAAGCTGCGGAGTTGGTAAAAGAGATGGGGGTATTTCAACTAGCGAATTATAACAAGACATTTTTCAACCAAGATAAGATTAGCGATATTTTACGAACTTTGTACGAAGGTACTGGTGGCTATACCGCTATGAGGTATCAAAAGATATTTGACAAGTATAAGAAGGCAGAAGATTTTGACCTTGATCCGTTAAACATCATGGATGAATGGTTAGCGTTTATGTTGTCGTATTGGGTTTCGATTAGTGGCCCAAAAATGTACGGCATACAAAACACAACGGATAACGAGATAGCTAAGATACTAAACAATGCGATTGCTTATGGAAGGGCTAATAACCTTTCTACAAATGAAACAAACGCAATGGCTATACAGATGCTAAGAGAAGGTAAGATAAATGTTTCAAGGAGTTTATTAATAGCAAGAACAGAATCTCATCAAGCTTTAAGCACAGGTGCGATTGGGGCAACACGAGGAATTAATATACCTTTGCTAAAACAATGGGTTCACTCTGAATATGTTGGTAGTCCAAGAACTTGGCATATCGCATTAGACAGACAAACGAATCCTGATGATGGTGGAGTAAGAATACCTGTGAATCAACCATTCCTAGTAAACACTCCAAACTACGGTGTAATTGAAATGCAATATGCACATGATGCAAGTGGTGGAGCAGCGAATAACTGCAACTGCCGATGCTGCACGGTGTATGTTGATTAAACAAATAAATATGAGTAATTTTTATAACAAGAAATCAATCGAAGGTTCTCCAATAGACATGGAGGATAATAGTAGAGTTATTACTATGTACTATTCTGCTTTTGGTAATGTGGATTCTGATGGTGATATAATCACTCCAGGAGCATTCACTAAAACACTAAAAGAAAATGGCCCACAAGGTAAAAATAGAGTATGGCATCTAATGAACCACTCTACAGACAAGCCTATTGCTAAACCATTCGAGATGAGTGAAGATGCTTTTGGTTTAAAGGCAAGTGTTAAGATACCTAATACGACTTTAGGTAATGACTTGTATGAGTTATATAAAGATGGTCATATCACAGAACATAGTATCGGATTTCAGACTATTAAGTCACAAGCGAAATCAGGGTACAATGAAATCAATGAAATAAAATTGTTTGAGGGTAGTTCAGTATTGTGGGGTGCAAACGCTAATACACCAACAGTAGGAGTTAAAAGTCAGATTAAGTCAACTCTAGTTGATGAGATGGGTAAAACCATTAAATCATTGAGAAATGGACATTTTACTGATGAAACTTTTGAGTTGTTAGAACTTAAACTTAAGCAATTACAACAATATCTATCTGAGATGGAAAATGAAGAGTCAATCACTCCTGAGCCAACCGCTGAAGAAGCATTGCCAACTGAGGAAGCTGATCCGATGATTTCCATGGAACTAGAGGTAAACAAATATTTACAATCATTTAAAATTTTTAAGTAATGGTAGAAGAAATTAAAAGTGCTTTCGAAGGCATCAAATCCGAAGTAAACGGAGCAATCGAAAGTGCGAAGGCTGATAATGCTAGTGCATTAGAAAGCATAAAGACTGAATTAGAAGCTACAAAAGCTTCAATTACAGTTGTTAAGGATGAAATAGAAAAATTGGAAGCAAAACAAAATCGTAGTAAAATGAATCAAACAGAAGTGAAAGGGTTTAATGCTACCCTTGCTGATGCTATCGAACAAAATGGTGATGGCTTAGCGAAATTAGCTCGTGGTGAACAAAAGCGTACAAGCTTTATCTTGGACACAAAAGCAGTTGGTAATATGACAGAAGCGGTTAACCTTACAGGTGACATCACTCGTCAATATGCTAATCAAGTTTATGCTTTGCCTAGTCGTAAAGTGCATATGCGTAGCTTATTACCAATCGGTAGTTTGTCTCAAGGTTTATTTACTTTCCCTTATGAAAGTGGTGGAGAAGGTGCTCCAGCAACACAAACTCAAGGAAGCTCTAAAGCTCAAGTTGATTTTGATATTACAATGAAGGATGCAGCTGCTCAGTATATCGCTGGTTATGTTCGTATCTCTCGCCAAATGTTAGATGATATACCTGCTATGACTTCTTTCTTACAATCTCGTTTGTTAGAGAAGTATTTAGTTGCTGAAGATGCTCAAATCTTAAGTGGTGATGGTACTGCTCCAAACTTACAAGGTATCCTTCCTGTAGCTACTGCTGCAACTGGTGCTGCTACAGTAGATGTAGAGCAATTAGTTCAAGCTATTGCTCAGTTAGAAACTTCTAACTATTCTGCAACAGGTATTTTAGTTAACCCAACTGATTGGGCTGCTATTATGAATACTAAGAATACTAACTCTGCTTACACTTTACCTGCTTCTACAGTTGTTACAACTGATGGTAGTGTATCTATCGCTGGTATCCCTCTTTACAAATCAACTGCAATCGCAGTAGATAAGTTTGTAGTAGGTGACTGGTCTATGGGTGCTCAAATCATGCAAAATCAAGGTATCTCAGTTCAATTCTCTGAATTTGATGGTGATAACTTTACAAAGAACATGATTACTGTAAGAGTTGAGGCTCGTATCGCTTTACCTATTTATTACGCTGGTGCGTTTATTTATGGTGATTTCGGTAATGTTGCTTAATCTTTAATTAGATTTACAATACAAGGGATAGCCTAGAAAGCTATCCCTTTTTGTTTACACTAAATTTTAGTTATTTTTGTAAAAATTAGCATAATGCAGATACTAAGAGATGTAACTACCACAGTAGCCCCTTCGGCAACAATAGTTACCTTACAGACAGCAAAGGATTATTTAAGAGTAGATTATAGTGAAGATGATACTTTGATAACTAACCTTATAGAAACCGCTAGGATCAGATTAGAGCAGTACGCTTCGGTTGCTATGACTGCTAGAACATTAAAGGTTGTAGCTTATGTAGATGAGTTTATTGAGCTTCCTTATGCTCCTATAAACAGTATTACATTAGTAGAATATTGGGATGGTGCTGCATGGGTAGCAATGGTACTTGGGGATTATAGAGTTATAGGTGATACCTACAAAAAGGTTTATTTTAATTCACCTCTTATGAGTGATTTTAGATTTACTTATACTTGTGGATATGCTACTACTCCAGAGTCTATGAAAACGGCTTTATTGAAAATGGTAGGTGATTTGTACGAATACAGAGAATCAAGTGTTGAAAGTTCTAAACCTTCAGCTAACTTAACAACGGCTTACGAATTAATGAAACCTTACAAAAGGGTAAGTATTATCTTCTAATGATAGGAAAATTAAGAAATAGGATTACATTTAATAGCAAAACAAGCGTTTCTGATAGTGCAGGAGGGTTTGTGAATACTTTGGTATCATACTATGTTTGTTGGGCTGAATTGGTTAATAATACCAATAGTAGGACTAATATAACAGGTAGAGATAGTCTTAATGATGGAGTTACATTTAGGATTAGATATACAACAGGCAAGACATTTACTAATGCTCTTGTAATAACATGGAAGTCAAGAACTTATATGATTAACTCTATTATCAACGAAGCTGACTTGAATCAATATTATTTAATAGGTTGTTCAACGCTTAAGTAATGGATTTAAAAGTAAGAGGAATAGAGGCCTTAAAAAGAAAGTTTGCCACAGGTTATGAGCAGTTTAAGCAACACGCTATTAACGAATTGAATGTAATGGTTGCTGATATAGCTCAAGAAGCTAGAAGCGATGCTGCCGACCTTCCATATCTTCCTACAAGAGCAAAGAAGCCATACGAAAGAACAGGTTTTTTATCAAGAAGTATTAATTCTATGCCTTATAATGGGAACTTTGCAGAGGTTGTAGTTAATGCTAAATATGGCCCATATGTAGAGTTTGGTACAGGAAAAGGGTTTGGAGTTCCAACTAGAAAGTACAATATAACAAACAAAAACATTTTGCCATACGCTTCTATATTTAGAGGAACTAATTCAAGAAACAATAATATGCCATATAGATCATACTTGTTTTCCAATTTTGAAATAGAGTACTCAAAGGCATTAAAAAGGATTAGAGCATTTAAAATCAAGTAAAAAGAAATATAAATATATTTCATTAAATTTGTACCAAAATGAAGGACTGCGGATATACATTAAGGAAAGCTTATTACGATAAGTTTATCTCGGCTTCCTACTCATTAGCTGCCTATGATACCATAGCACCTGACACAGTAGAACCGCCTTTTTTGATTATCAGTAGTCAAACACAAGTGGACAATAGTAATAAACAAAGTTTCGGCTTTGATGTTACTATCCAATTTGACATAGTTTATAGGACTTTTAAAGCAGGAGAAGTAGGGCAGAAAACGGTTGATACTTATGCTAATGAATTATTAGGAATAGTAGGGGTAAGACCACCAGACTATCCAAGTACCGCACCCGACTTTAAAATAGTGACTTGTAAGATTGGTAGTAATATTGCTACCTTTGACTATGTGGATGAGGCATATGTGTTTAGAAGGGTGATAACAATGGATCATTTCATGAATCAATTAACATAAAAGAAAAATAAAATAAAATGGCAACAACAAGTGTATTTAACGGAACTTCATTAGTAGTTCTAATTGGAACTGAAGTAATAGCATTCTCTACTTCTTGTTCTTTAAGCATAGCTATAGATGCTCCAGATGCTTCTAATAAAGAAAGTTTAGGATGGGCTGTAGAAATTGGTGGACAAAAGTCTTGGTCTTTAACAACTGATGGCTTAGCTACAGTAGTACCAGGTGTTACTGCTACATATATAAGTACATCTGAATTGACCGCTTTAGCAATAGCTAGAACAGCGGTTTCAGTTAAATTTACTACAATAGACAACTCAGCAGGTGGTGTAACTCCAGTTACAGGCGATTCAATATGGTCAGGTTCTGCGTTTATTGAGAGTGTAGATATTACTGCTGATATGGAGAACCCAGTTACATACTCAGTTTCTTTCAAAGGAACAGGAGCATTGACTCAAGGAACTAACTAAGCAAACAAACCAAAAAACCAAACATATGAGAGGACAATTTGAACTAACTCTTTCCGATGGAAAGAAGATACCGATGCGTTTTTGTACATGGAGTCTTAAAAGATTTTGTCAATTACAAGGGATAGGGCCTTCTGACATAGGAGAAGCTTTAAGTGGTAAAGATTCACTTGATGCTATTGTTAATTTACTAAAATCGGCTGCTGAATATCCATTATATTCTCAAGGCATTAGTCCAAACTTTACAGAGATGGAAGTATGTGACTGGATAGATGATATGGGTGGCATGACTGGACAAAAGTTCCAAGATGTCATGAAGACACTTTCAGATAGTATGAATAGCGGCATAGAAGATAAGCCAACAAAGTCAAGTAAAAAGGATGGAGTAAAAAAAAATTAGAGTGGATTGACATAGAAAGATATACAATGGGGGAGTGCAAAGTGCTTCCCCATTTGTTTTGGGAGATGACCATGGCTGAATTAGATTTTGTGTGGTATGGATATAGACACGAGGAAGAACAAAAGTGGATTAGAACGAGGTGGCAAACAACTTTACTAATCAATATCCAATTACCAAAAGGTAAGAAAGTTAAGCCACAAGAGCTTATTGAATTAGATTGCGATACTCGTAACTTTGTAAAGCAAAGAGTAATGACACAAGAAGAGCTAGAACAAGTTCTAGAAAAATATAAAATTGTTAAACCGATAATATAATGGCAGCAGACGATTTAATGAAAATTAGGATTACGGCAGATTTTAAAGAAGCTGAAGGTGCATTTTTAAAAATGGCTAAAGTAGCTACTGCTTTTGAAAGTGATTTTAAAAGAATTGCTAGTGGGTTAAATAAAGAGTTTAATAAGATTAATGGGATGGCTGAATTGTTTGGCAATTCTACTAATGTTGTTAAAGACAAAATGGATGCCCTTAAGAGGTCAATGGAGCAATTAATGACATTGGGACTTCAACCAATGAATCCAGAAGTGCAAAAATTAAAAGCACAATATGATGGCTTAGCAGCAACTTTACAAAAAACTGAACAAGCAGCTACTAAATCTAATGCTGCCATAAAAGGTAGCATAGATCCTGCTAAAAAATCTAACCAGCAAATGATGAATTTTGCGTTGGTTTTACAAGATTTACCATATGGATTTAGAGGTATTCAAAATAACCTACCTGCTCTTATAGGAGGATTTGCTGGTATGACAGGAGCTTTATATTTAGTTGGATCAGCGGTTATTGCTTTTTTTACTGCATGGGATAACGGAATGATTAAGTTTGGTAATACCTTAACTTCCGTAGAACTTAAACAAAAGGCATATAATGATGTTTTAGATAAATCTAAAAATTCTTATACAGAGGCTAAGACTCAAGTAATGTTATTAAATGACCAAGTAGCAGAGGCTGCTGGGAAAAAAGATTTAGAAAGAAAGGCGGTTAAGGATTATAATGATACAATAGGCGAATCCTTAGGTAAATTAAAAACATTTAAAGAAGTACAATCTTCGTTAATAGATCAAGGAGATAAATACATTGATTATATATTTAAGTTAAATATGGCTAACACCGCTGCTTCTAAAGTAGCGGAGGAGTCTGCAAATATGTTAATTGCATCATTTAAAAAGCCATTAGACTTTGTTAATAATATTGATAAGCTTTTTGCTGTTCAATTTAATATGTTTGGTGATTTAGCCGCAGCAGCTACAGGTACTGCAAAAAAATTATACCAATCAGGTAAGGAAAACCAACAAGAGGCTATTCAAGGTTTTGGTAAATCTGCCGTAGCTGCCGAGGAGGTTATGAAAATTTTTAGGCAACAGGCAAAAGAAGCTAAAAAGCTTCTTAGTTTTGGGACATTTGATGATGGTAAAAAAGGAGCTAAGCAAAAAGATACCTATACATTAGATAAATTAAAAGCTCAACAACAAGCATACAAAGATGATATATACGCATTTAGGGCTTATGGAATTCTTATAATAAATGAAGAAGAAAGATTAGCTATAGCTAGAGCTACAGAAGATGGTACATATTTAAAGAATAAAAAAGAAATAACAGATAGATATCAAGCAGATAGAATAGCTAATGATAACTTATTTGAAAATAATCTAAATACCATATTAGAAACAAATGCCAAGAAGAGAACTGCAATAGAAGAAAAGGAATTTAAAAGGAATCAGGATAGCATACAAGCTAATATAGATTTTGAAACTAAAATATATAGAGATTCTAATAGAATATGGGATCAGATACAAAAAGAAAAATTAGATGCTCAAGTTAAATATACTAGAGATTATATTAATAAATTAAACGAGCAATTAAGGGTTGAATTAAAGGTACATAAGAATAATATTTTATTACAACAAGAAGATGTAAAAAATAAAATAGCCTTATTAAAGTTTATGCAATTTTTTGCATTTGGCAATGTGGCAGCTACCGAGCTAATTAATTCTGCTATCTTAAAACTTACTGGAACATTGACTGGTCTTGGAGATGCATCCACTAAAATTAGCACTATTTTAGGTGATACTTTGCAATCCGCATTTGAAGGGATTGGTGAAACTATTGGTCAGTTAATTGCTACAGGGAAATTTGATTTTAGTATTTTAGGTAACATATTAGCAGATGCTTTAATTCAAATAGGTAAAGCATTGATAATGTACTCTGCTCTTGTCAAGGCGGCAAAAGCAGCTTTAGAAAAAGGACAGTTTAAGGCAGGGTTAGTTGTAGGTGTATTAGCTATTGCTGCTGGTGTTGCATTAAAGGCATCATTAAATAAAAAGAAAGATTCTGGAGTTCAAGCTTTTGCTAATGGTGGTGTTATTAGTGGCCCTACAATGGGGTTGATGGGAGAATATCCAGGAGCTAAATCTAATCCAGAGGTAGTAGCACCATTAGATAAACTTAAAAGTTTAATTGGCGGAGGCGGTGGAACACTTGAGGCTAGAATAAGCGGAAATGATTTACTAATTTTGATGAATAAGGCTCAAAGAAACAATAATTTATCATTCTAATATGGCATTTACAACACCTAAATACGAGTTAATATTTAACGACATATACCAACCATCTAGTGGTGTAATGGATGCGTATAGAATTAGAATATATCTAGATGGATATACAGGAGCTAAGTATCCATTATACGGAACTACAAGTCCAATAACTATAGAAACCATTAATGCAGATGGTGATTCTTATGTGCCTATTATAGCAACAAAGGCAACATTAAACATATACAACTCTCCTAACTTTGATATTCAAGAGTTTCTTAATGCAGATGATAATGATATAATGATAACTGTTGAAAATGGTACTGCTTCAGGTAGTTCATTTACTGCAACAGGTGTGATATGGAGAGGAAGTTTTTTACCATCAGAAAATATACAATTTAGCGTAGTTGACTTAGCTAGTTATTCTTTAGTGTTTGTAGATGGATTAGGTAAGCTAAAACAAAGCAGATTATACTTTGATACTTTAAATCTATTTGGATTTAGAGCAGGATTTAAGACATCTATTGTAAAATACATATCAGATGCCTTATCAAAATCAGACCTTCAATTAGATATATGGATTAATCAGTTTTATCAAACTGCTAGTGTTGCTGGAAGAAATATAGAAGGTATGAACATTAGGAACAATTACTTTTGTACTGAACCTGGAACATATTTAACCTATTATGAAATATTAGAACAATTATGCAGAAAATATGGGTGGGAGTGCTACTATAAAGATGACCATTGGCATATAGAAAGCTATGGTTGTTTAACTAGAAATGCTACACCATCTTATTTTGTATATAACTACGCAGGTAATTATCAATCAACTTATACTACAACATATCCTGCATCTATACAAGTAGATGGTACAAACAACTTTAAGCAACTAAATAGGTCTATGTTAATGGGATTAAATATTCCTAAAAATTCATTTAAGTTTATACATAGAATACAAAATGCTAAAAACATATTAAATGCTTATTTCCAATCATGGACAACTGGAAGTCCTGATGCTTTTGATACATTTGGAACTATGACATATAGCAAGTTAAGTCCAACCGCAGGTGGAGTATTAATTACATCATATACTACAAATATGCTTGATACTGCCGATTATTTAAGAAGCGAATCGGTAAAAGTAAAAGCTGGTGATTTGTTGAATATAGAATGGAATGACATTAATATTGCTGGTAATGAGAATAGATATAAGATTATGCTTATTCCTGATGATGTAACAAATCCATCTTATTTTATAGACGGAACTGCATCTTTTACTCCAACAGATACTATGCTTTATAGGTTTTCTACTTATACTTCTACATGGAAAAATCAAACTACAGTTCCTGTTGATGGAACTTTATCATTATTTATATATAATCCATACTATGCAGGTAGTGGTACTTTTCCATATCAAGAATTAATATATTTTAATATTGCACATTATGGTACAACATCTCAAGTAAATAACTTTGATTCTGTTCAATATCTATCTTATGTATTTAATAAATTTAATGCTCAAGATATGACATATGATATTGGGAATTATTTTACTAATAGTGCACTTATAACTACCTTGAATAATTATCTTAATTATAATAATGATGATGCAGTAATGAGTTCGGTGTATTTGGGAACAATGGTAGATACTAGCAATATCCATGTATTAGATGAATTTGGAAGGCAAACAAATAGCAATGTTCCACTTTATCAATTAGTGGCTGAAGATGTTGGAGTGGATATGCTAAAAACACAATACACAATACTAGGTGAGTTTAAATCTTTAGGATATTGGATAAATAGAAGGTTTGACTATAGTTTAGGAACAAGTTATAACTATCTATTAAAAGACTTTAAATGGGATTTAAAACAAGCGATTCAGTCATCTTCTTTGTTCAAGATTAACTATAACGCTGCTATACCATTTAACCCTAATTTTGGAACACCTACATTAAACTTAAAAAAATAATAAAATGGCATCTGCGATTAACGGAACGAATATAGTCTTATATGAATATGATAGCAACGCTATCTATTACTTTAATGGAGGTACTGCACAAGGCACTTTTGATAGTATTGTGTGTAAAGAATTAAGCAGAAGCCAAGTGGCAGGTACTTCAGTTAACTTCACTAAAACAGGAGCAGGTACAATAGCTGCGTTTATTACGGATGCACTTGATCCTGGTGTTACAACCATACCAGCAGGTACTTGGACTTTTAGTGCTTACTATTCTATTTTAACTGCCTTTGCAGGTGCTCAAGTTCAGTATAAACTATACAAGTATAATGGTAGTATTGCCACCTTGTTGTTTACATCCTCAGCAACCACTCTTACAGCCCTAACAAGCACCTTATATTCTACGGCAATGACAGTCACTCAAACGACTATAACTGCCACAGATAGGCTTCTAATTGAGGTTATTTACGCAGGTACAACTACCAACCAAATTACCCTTTATACGCAATCAAGCAATGTAGCTCAAGTAACTACAACTATACCACTAGGAACTCCGTTTGGAGCTTCAACTAATTGTACTTTTAGCACTTCTGTAGATCAGAATGAGATTACTACCTATGCTTCTAATTCTTATAAAGAGTACATAGGTTCTCAAATAAATTGGGATGTAAGCGTAGATGGTTTAATAGCCTTGTCAGGTTACTCCTATTTATCTTTATTAAGTAAGCTTCAAAATAAGCAGTCAATAGAAGTTAGATTCTCAATAGATAACGATAATGGAGATGGAAGCGGAACTTACGGATATTCTATTATTGCAGGAACTTGTAACATAGTTTCTTTGGACATTAATGGCCCAATGGAGAATGCTTCATCTTATTCAGCTAACCTACAAGGAACAGGTGCTTATGCAATAACAGGAACTCAGGTTATAAGTGGAGGTTCATCAGTAACAGTATCATCAATGAATAGTTATTCTTATACGGCAGCAGGTGGTGAAACAACAGTAACATTTGTAGCTGCAATCGGATCTACTTGTATATCGGTTACAAGAGGTGGTGTAGAGGTTAGGACAATCAATACAAGCGGTACTCCAACAGGTGAGAATGTTACATTTAATACTGCCACAGGAGTTATTACCTTTGCAACAGCAAGAGCACTTGAATCAGATGAGTTTATAAGGGCTATTTTCGCATAATAAATTAACTTAATATAGATGAGCAGTCAAATACAAATAACAGGGGAAACTAAGGTCAAAAGTCTTACAGGAGTTTTAGTAGGAACAAGTGGAGTTGTAAGCTCATTAAATATTGATGGCTCTTTAGGTATTCCACAATTAGATGTGAATGGTAAGATTTTAGTAAGTCAGTTACCTAACTCGGTTATGGAATACAAAGGAACTTGGAATGCTGCTACTAACACACCAACCCTTGCTAATGGCACAGGAAATCAAGGTGATGTTTACTTATGTAATGTTGCAGGAACAGTAAACTTCGGTGCAGGTGCGATAGCTTTTGTGGTAGGCGACCAAGTTATTTATAGTGGTTCAATTTGGCAAAGGGCATCAGGAGCAACAGGAACAGTTACGAGCGTAGCGGTTACTGAAACAGGAGATAGTTTAAACATCACAGGCTCACCAATTACTACCAGCGGAACGATAAACATAGGATTCAACGGAACTAATTTACAATATGTAAACGGAGCAGGAAACTTGACAACCTTCCCTATATTAACAGGCTATGTAACTGCGGTAAGCGGTACTGCACCTGTTGTAAGTAGTGGGGGAACAACTCCAGCTATTTCAATGGCTGCTGCAACTGCTTCGGTTGATGGGTATTTAAGTGCTACTGACTTTGCGATATTTAGTGCAAAGCAATCGGCTTTAACTTTTAGTTCTCCTTTAGTTAATACAAGTGGAACAATCTCAATACCTGCTGCGACAACTTCAGTAAACGGATATTTGCCTTCAGCAGATTTTACAACTTTTAATAACAAGCAAAACGCTATAACGCTAACTACCACAGGTACAAGCGGAGCAAGTACTTTAGTAGGTGCTACTTTAAACATACCTAATTATAGTTCAGCCTTAACAGG